CTACGAACAAGGAGGATTATACCACATGTCTGTGAAAATCAACAAATTGGAAATCGAAAATGTTAAGCGTGTCAAAGCGGTAAAAATTGAACCAGCACCAAACGGGCTAACAATTGTAGGTGGTAATAATAACCAAGGAAAGACCAGTGTACTTGATGCCATCGCTTGGGCATTGGGCGGGAACAAATACAAACCTAGCCAAGCTACTCGTGATGGTTCTGTCATCCCTCCGCAGCTTCATATCGTCATGAATAATGGATTAGTTGTGGAACGTAAAGGAAAAAACGCTAGCTTGAAGGTAATCGATCCTAGTGGAGAAAAAGGCGGACAGCAGCTCCTTAACAATTTTGTTGAAGAGTTGGCCATTGACTTGCCTAAATTTATGGAATCCACTAGCAAAGAAAAAGCGAATATCCTGTTACAAATTATCGGGGTTGGTGATGCGCTGTATGAATTAGAACGTGAAGAACAAGAATTTTATAACAGACGGCACACCATCGGTCAGATTGCTGATCAGAAGAAAAAATTTGCAGCAGAACAACCATACTTTCCAGATGCACCGAAAGAACTGATTGCTGTTTCTGACCTGGTAGCCAAGCAACAAGAAATATTAGCTCGAAACGGTGAGAACCAGCGGAAACGAGAACAGGTTAACCAGATTCAATATCAACGTGAGCAGTCAATGCAAAAGATTGCCACATTATCAGAACGCATTGAAGAGTTACAAAGACAACTTGACCAAGAAAAAACTGTCTATAACCAGTTGTCTACAGATTTCGAAATAGCTCAAAAAACAGCTGAAAGTTTACAAGATGAATCGACCGAAGAATTACAACAAAATATTGCAGAAGTTGATGAAATCAATCGCAGAGTTCGTGCCAATTTAGATAAAGACAAGGCCGAAGAAGATGCAAAAGATTATAAAGATCAATACGATATTTTGACTGATCAAATTGAAACTGTGCGAGACAAAAAAGGCGCTCTTTTGAATAATGCAGTTCTTCCATTGCCTGGTCTATCTGTCAGTGAAGGCGAATTAACGTATAACGGTCAAAAATGGGACAACATGTCTGGGTCTGATCAGTTAAAAGTTTCGACTGCAATCGTTCGAAAGTTGAAGCCGAATTGTGGCTTTATTCTCCTGGATAAATTGGAACAGATGGATATGAAAACTTTAGAAGAATTCGGGCAGTGGCTCGAACAAGAAGGCTTACAAGCCATTGCGACCCGAGTAAGTACAGGCGACGAATGCAGCATCATTATTGAAGATGGCTACGTCGTTGAAAATAAATTGCAACCTGAGGGCGGACCAAAACCTCAGCAAACAACTTGGAAGGAAGGAACGTTTTAATGAATATCACCAGAGGAGTTATTGCAAAAGCTCAAAAAGTAGTCATTTATGGACCAGAAGGAATCGGCAAATCTTCTTTAGCTGCTCAATTTCCTGATCCTCTATTTATTGATACAGAGGGCAGTACTAGCAATATGGATGTGGCTAGATTGGATAAATCCACCAGCTGGACAATGTTACTGAATCAAATTGAGTTTGTCAAACAGTCGATGCCCTGTAAAACTTTGATTATCGATACGATTGATTGGGCAGAACGACTGTGTACGGAATTTATTACAACACGTGCAAATAAAGACAGTATCACAAAATTCGGTTATGGTGAAGGATTTATCCAATTAGAAGAGGAATTCGGTAAATTTTTAAACAAGTTATCGGATTTATCTGAATTAGGGATCAATGTCGTTTTAACTGCTCACGCCAAAATAAATAAGTTTGAACAACCTGACGAAATGGGAGCATATGACCGTTGGGAACTAAAGCTAGGTAATAAGACTACAGCTAAAACTGCTCCGCTAACAAAAGAATGGGCTGATATGGTTTTATTTTGCAACTATAAAACATTATCAGTCGCTACTGATGATAAAGGTAAAAAATTCAAAGGACAAGGCGGCAAACGTGTCATCTATACGAATCATCATCCAGCTTGGGATGCAAAAAATCGCTTTGGATTACCAGAAGAGCTAGACATGTCTTTTGCTGGAATTGCGCATATTTTCGCTGCACAGCAAGCCGCAAAAGTGCAACAACCAGTTGCCGAAACAAATACAGCGCCTGTGCCTGAAAATCCTGCGCCTGCAGCAGAACCAGCGCAAGAAGAACAGCCATCTTTTGGACGGGATGAGATTGATTACACAGGAATTCCGCAAAACTTACTGGACTTAATGCAAGCCAACAATGTTCTACCACAAGAAATCATGATGGCCACATCATCCAAGGGATATTATCCGGAAGGCACACCAATCAGTAATTATGATCTGGGATATATTGATGGCGTATTAGTAGCAGCGTGGCCACAAGTACTAGGCATGATTCAAGAATTAAGACAACAACAACAATTTTAGGAGGAAATAAAAATGACACAACAATTTCAACAAGATCGCGAATTAGGATGGGATGACACGATTCAAAACGATAGTTCAGAACCAGTCGTTTTAGAACCAGGAGATTATATCTTTGAAGTAGAAAAATTCGAACGTGCTCGCTATACACCGGGGCAAAATTCAAAATTACCGGCATGTAATATGGCCAAGCTAACTTTGAAAGTTTCAAGTGATAAAGGGACTGCAATTGTATTCAATAATTTATACCTTCATTCATCTACCGAAGGACTGCTTTCTGCATTCTTTTCTTCCATCGGTCAAAAGAAAAAAGGGGAGCCTTTGCGCATGAATTGGAATATGGTGACTGGTTCCAAAGGGGCAGTGAAAATCAAAAATCGTACGTACAACGGCAACACGTATAATGACGTCGATCGTTTTTACCCTAGTGATCCAAGTTACTATACAACCAAAGAAATGCCAGAAATCGTTAAACAGTTACAGCAACCAGCACAAAGTTATCAAGCAGCACCACAACAAACTTTTAACAGTCAGCCTCAACAAGGATTCAACAACCAACCACAACAAGGTGGCTTTACACCTGGTGCATTTTAGGAGGAAAAAATATGTCAAAAGAAATCGATCTTCAATTATCTAGACTAGCAGAAGGCGCCATCCAAGAGAAATTGGATGGCGAACTGCAGAAACTATTTGCTAATATCCATGATCCAAATACATCGGCAACAGCCAAACGTGCAGTAACTATCAAACTGGAATTTAAACCAGATGACAACCGTCAAGTCGTCACTGTATCAAGCGACTTCACTACCAAATTAGCACCAGTAGAAGGTGTATCGACTACAGTACTGACTGGCCGGGATATTACTACAGGAAAAGTAGAAGCGAAAGAATTAAAATCATCCGTTCCAGGACAGACCTATATTGATCCTGAGGATGGGAAAGTAAAAACTGATACAGGGGAACCAGTGGACGTTATCGAAAAAGAAGAAGCAAAACAACAACAAATCATCGACTTACAAAAGAAAAGAGGATAAATAAATGACAATGACAAAAGAAGCAATTCAATATTTGATGGAACAAGGAATTAAACCAGAAGAACGATTGGTATATTTTGGTGATGATCGTTTGATAGCTTTCAACAATGATGGTAATGCAAAAGAAATTCATCCTAAAGCATTCAATGCCGAAGAAGCGTTAGTGATCAACACCTTATCTGGATTTGTCAATTACGTAAAATCTAACCTTGACCGAGCAGATCAACCGCTGATTATTCATGTCAAAAACGAATCACAAGTATTTTTGAAAGGCGTACTGAATGTAGATGGAAGCCGTGAAGTATTAGCAGAAGCAAGAGCAATCGTCCCTCACTTTGATTTTGATTACTTCATTGGAATGGAAGAATTTAACATCGCTCTTCAATCGAAGTTTGTTCCCAATGATCATCGAGAAATCTTGTTACAAGTTGTTGGAAATGTAGCAGAAGAAAATGTAAAAAACATCGGTGACGATGGTATCAGCCAGGCTGTCACAATTAATCAAGGAGTTGCTTCAAAAGTCGATGTAAAAGTCCCTAACCCAGTTGTATTGGCGCCATTTCGTACTTTCCTAGAAATCGAGCAACCAGAAAGCCAGTTCATTTTCCGGATGAAAGATGGTCCACGTGGGGCAATTTTTGAAGCAGACGGCGGGGCTTGGAGAAACCAGGCTATCGTGAATATCCGTGAATATCTGAAAGAGCAGCTGTCAGAAGAGCTTGAAACAAAACGAATAACGATTTTAGCTTAAGGAGATAAAAACATGCAATTACGCCCATATCAACAGGAAGCAAGGGAAGCCATCCAAAAAGAATGGCAGAATGGCCGAAAGAAAACCTTGCTTGTACTTCCAACAGGATGCGGGAAAACAATTGTATTTAGTAAAGTCATCGAAGATCGGGTAAAGAAGGGTGAGCGTGTGCTCATCCTTGCCCATCGCGGTGAATTGCTAGCACAAGCATCCGACAAACTAGAAAAATCCACAGGGCTAAAAACAGCCACTGAAAAAGCAGAAAAGACAAGTATAGGAAGCTTTTTCCGTGTTGTTGTAGGTTCTGTTCAAACTATGCAACAAGAAAAACGATTAAGTAAATTTCCTCCTGATTTCTTCGATACGATTGTGGTAGATGAAGCCCATCATTGTATCAGTGATGGTTACCAGCGGGTGTTAAATAATTTTGATTCAGCCAATATTTTAGGCGTAACAGCTACACCCGATCGTGGAGATATGCGAAATTTAGGTTCATATTTTGAATCACTAGCCTACGAGTATACCTTGCCAAAAGCTATCAAAGAAGGTTACCTGTCACCAATCAAAGCTCTTACTATTCCGCTCAAACTAGATTTGTCTGCAGTCAAACAGCAAGCAGGAGATTTCTCCTCTCGTGATTTGGGTACTGCACTAGATCCATACTTGGAAAATATTGCAGATGAAATGATAAAGCACTGTTCAAACAGGAAAACAGTTGTCTTTTTACCTTTAGTAAAAACTTCTCAGAAATTCAAAGATATTTTAAATGAGCGTGGTTTTAAAGCTGCAGAAGTCAACGGATCGTCACAAGATCGTGCAGAAATTTTGGAGGACTTCGAAAACGATAAATACAACGTCCTATGTAATTCAATGCTTTTAACAGAAGGCTGGGATTGTCCTAGTGTCGACTGTATTATCGTCCTTCGACCAACAAAAGTCCGTTCCCTTTATTCTCAAATGGTGGGACGAGGCACACGTCTTTATGAAGGAAAGACAGAATTGCTGCTATTGGACTTTCTATGGCATACAGAACGCCATGAATTGTGTCATCCTGCTCATTTGATTGCTACAAGTGATGAGATAGCTAAAAAGATGACCGAAAACATCGAAGAAGCTGGGCAAGCAATAGATCTAGAAGCTGCAGAAACTCAAGCGGAAACAGATGTCTTAGCAGAACGGGAGGAAGCTCTTGCGAAGCAGCTAGCGGAAATGAGAAGGCGAAAACAAAAGCTTGTGGATCCGTTGCAATTTGAAATGTCTATCCAGGCAGAAGACTTAAGTAATTACGTTCCTTCGTTCGGCTGGGAAATGGCACCTCCTTCTGACAAGCAGGTCCAAGCGTTGGAGAAGCTGGGTATTTTACCTGATCAAATTGATAACGCAGGGAAAGCAAATTTGTTGCTTGATCGTTTAAACAAACGAAAAGAAGAAGGACTGGCCACACCAAAACAAATTCGACGCCTTGAAATTTACGGATTCAAAAATGTAGGGACCTGGCAATTTGAAAATGCCAGCAAGATGATTTCCCGCATTGCAGCAAATGGGTGGAGAATTCCGAAGGGAATCACGCCATCAATGTACAAGGAGGACAGCAAATGACAATACAAAATGCACTAATCACGAATACATTTCTAGGATATGAAGATCACGGAATTTTAACTTTTTCGCTTGGATTAGATGGTGGCGGCTGTTATGTAGGTTACGGCCACCGCGCGTTAGATGAATACTCCGAAAAACTAGAAAAACGAGTGCCAGTAGACAAGAGCCTGGCATGTATCGCAGAAGTTCTCAACGTGGTAGGAGTCAAAAAATGGGAAGACTTAAAAGGAAAATATGTCCGCGTAGAATCACACGGCCTAGGAGGCAGCGTAACTAAGATTGGTCACATAATAGAAGATAAGTGGCTTGATTTGGATGAGTTTTTTAGTAAGGAGAGACAGTAGATGGTAAGTATGACGATATTCTGGTGCGTAATTGGTGTAATAGTAGCTGTTTTAGGAGCCTTTCTCATACGTGTTAGTGAGGAAGATAAGGGTTCTGGTTCATTGATAGGGACCATATTACTTGTTGTAGGTATTTTGATAGCTGTAGCAGCTCAATTTAATCTGTATGTGAATGGATCGCAAGAAGATCTAGTGCGATTTATGTTTTGGATGAACAATTAGGAGGAAAGCAAATGATACCGAAGTTTAGAGCGTGGGACAAATATAATAAAAAAATGCTAAATGTTAAATCTATTCATTTTATGGATAATGTTGAGTTTTTTGGCCCATACACCATCGTAGTTAAACCGATGGAATTTATATCATCTGAATTTATTGAACTCATGCAATCTACAGGTCTGAAAAATTGCAAAACTCCCAACGGCGAAAACTGTGAAGGATGGGAAGGCGATATTGCGCAAGTTGGTTGGTCGGATGAAGTAGGAGAATTTCACTCTCACAAAATCGTGCTTAAAAATCCATTTGAATATACAGCTGATGAAATTCGATGGTTGATCAACTGTCACTATATTGAGATTTTAGGTAATGTATACCAACATCCTGAACTTTTGGAGGAAAAACAATGAGCGAATTAATAGACAAAGAAGCCTTAATAACAAAACTTCTAACGTTACCAGGTGTAGGAAGCAACAGCGACGCTTTAGAGGTGATTAAACGTTTCCCATCGTATGAACTACAGCAGCCAGTTGTGCCGACTTGTGCAGAATCGTGGTTAGAACAAGCTCAATACTCAACAGATGTAATTGATTTATTTTCAGAAGTTGAGTATGCGACGGACTCAGATGGTTTCATCAGCAAACATTGGCGATGGTCGCCTGAATTTTATGATTGGCTGTGCGATGATGCTGACACGCTTTATCTGTTATGCGATGCGCTTCGTTACGGCTACGAGGTCGAGAAAGAGCCATTGTATTATGTGAAGTTGCCAGTTGCATATTTTAATCATTGGGATTTAGAGGCGTATCTAATGAAAGATGGCAGAGGAAATATAACAATTGCAGACAACGATGATTTTGATGATATGAAATTTACGGAATCAGAAATAAAAGCACATGATGAAAGATACTGGCCGTTTGCCGTGCCGGTGGAAGAGGTGGTAGAAGGATGAGCGAAACAATAAAGTATATCAAGAAATTTAATGTAGGTGATAGAGTAACATCTACAAATACTATTTTATTAGATAGAGGGTTTAGAGGAGTATCTGGCATCATTAAATCTATTGTCAAAGACAATTTTGATTCTTGGCAATACCTAATACAGTTAGATGATGGACGTGAATTACAATGTGATGATTGTCATTTAGAAACAACACAACTCGACGACAACCAGCAAATCGTACTCGATTGGTTGAAATATCCGTTGAATGAAATACCTAATCGATTTGCCCAAGATTATTTTGCATACGTCACGTGTCTATTTTTGGGGCAAGCGCCAGAGAAAGTTTTAAAAGCCCATCAAGGATTATCACCCGAACAACAATTGCAAGTCCTATCAGCATGGGCGGATTGGGGACTAGAACAGGAGGAAGAAAAATGATACTAAAAATTATTGTCGGAGTTATCTTTTGGATTATGACCCTAATGTTAGGATTCTATATAGGAAAAGAAGAAGGACGTAAAGGATAGGAGGGCGCAGGATGAAATATATTTATACACCAGTACCATTTGTAGAAATAGCAAAAGGGCTAAAGAACGGCGAGCTAAAAGCAAAAGACATATTTTTTGAAACTAAAAACTTTAACGGTGTCCGGTTATTAGCAGACACGAAATTAGATCTCGAAGATTGTATCAAAGTGAATTTTTATCTAAAAGAAGAGGTTAACAAACCAATGGAAGAAATTAAAGTACCTCGCAAAAGACCAAAAAGACGAACATAATTTTTTGACTATGATCCATATATTAGCTAAAAGCGGATAATAAACTTCAATGAATCCGTTAAATGTGCGTCTTTATTATGTTAGAAAAGAAGGAAGCAAATGGAAAATAAATTGGATTTAACAGAGTTATTAGAATACGTTGACCCGACCACGCTTTCATATCAAGAATGGGTCAACGTAGGTATGGCACTTAAGCATGAGGGATATACAGCACTTGATTGGGACCTTTGGAGTCAGCAAGATTCTGAACGGTATCATTCGGGGGAATGCTTTAAAAAGTGGGACAGCTTCGAAGGCAACGGACAACCGATTACTGGTGCAACCATTACACAGATTGCCAAAGAACAAGGGTGGCGCTCACCATTCAAACAGGAAGATGGCGGGCATGAGCTAGATTGGGATGGAACACTGCAGCGTGATGATTTGGTCATCGTCGATCGTAACTGGCTAGAAGGAAAAGAAATCCATGAACCCACCAGATGGGAACCAGCACGGCAAATTATCCAGTATTTAGAAACGTTATTCGAGCCATCAGAAACTGTCGCTTATAATGTCGAATCTTGGCAAGATAAAGATGAAAAATGGAAACCATCGAATAAAGGAGCCTTTGACCGAACAGCTGGCGAATTGATCAAGCTGCTAAACGAAAGCAATGGCGATATTGGGTCCGTTCTAGGTGACTACAATCCGGAAGCAGGCGCATGGATTCGTTTTAATCCGCTAGATGGCCAAGGTGTGAAAAACAACAATGTCACTGAATTCCGTTATGCGTTAGTCGAATCAGATAACATGAGTCTGGAAAAACAAAATGCCATCATGCGTGAATTAGAATTGCCTATTGCTGCTATGGTATACAGTGGCGGAAAATCTATCCACGCCATTGTAAAAGTAGATGCTGCAGATTACAACGAATACCGCAAACGTGTAGATTATCTTTACGATGTCTGCAAAAAGAACGGGTTAAGCATTGATAGCCAAAATAGAAATCCTTCTCGATTAAGTAGGATGCCTGGTGTGGAACGTGGCGGCAAAAAGCAATTTATTATCGATACGAATATCGGTAAAGGAAATTGGGAAGAATGGCAAGAATGGATTGAGAGCGTCAATGATGATTTGCCAGATCCTGAAAGTCTCGATCAGTTGTTTGATGAAGAAATCGAATTGGCTCCGGAATTAATCAAAGGGATGTTACGGCAAGGGCACAAAATGCTAATCGCTGGACCATCAAAAGCCGGGAAATCATTTTCCTTGATTCAATTAGCAATTGCAATCGCAGAAGGCCGTCAATGGTTCGGGTTCGATTGTGCACAGGGTAGAGTGTTATATGTCAATCTTGAATTAGATGAACGTTCTGCAAAAATGCGTTTCATAGATATCTATAATCGTGTTGGCCAAGGTCATGCTAATGTAGGAAACATTGATATATGGAACTTGCGTGGAAAAACGAGCCCTATGGATAAGCTGGCGCCGAAGTTGATCAGACGTGCACAGAAATCTAATTACATGGCCGTCATTATTGATCCTATTTACAAAGTTTTGACTGGTGACGAAAACAGCGCCCACGAAATGGCCAAGTTTACGAATCAATTTGACAAGATTGCTACAGAATTGGATTGTGCAGTTATCTACTGTCATCATCATTCGAAAGGGTCACAAGGCGGGAAAAATTCAATGGATCGCTCGAGCGGATCTGGGGTGTTTGCCAGAGACCCTGATGCTATTCTTGATTTGATTGAGTTACCTCTAACCGAAGAACGCCATTCGTATTTGGAAGATAAAGCTGTCTGTAAATTGTATCAGTCAACTATCAAACAATATAATCCTTCCTATGAAATTAACCAGGATGATGTATTTAGTAAAAAACAAATGAGCCACCATCTAATGGCAGCCATTCAATCGCAAGGAGTTCTCAAACAAACCGAAATCGAACGTCAAAAAGTAGTACGTGCTGCAAGGCAAGCGACAGCTTGGCGGATTGAGGGGACACTTCGAGAGTTTCCGAAGTTTGATCCAATTAACGTCTGGTTCCGCTATCCAGTCCATGAATTAGATGAGACGCTTAAAGATATTCAGTTGGAAGAAGATCCGAAAGCCCAATCATGGAAAAAAGGAACGAAAAAATCCAATGAATCACGTAGTGAAAAAAGTAAACAGGAATTAGAAACTGCTTTTAGCGCTCTTTCTATGGATGGGAATTCTGTGGATATTAATGAATTAGCCGAGTATCTGGATATAGATAAACGCTCAGTACACAGAAAAGTAAAAAAACACGATTCTTTTAAAGTGATTGATGGAATGGTAGAAAAAAATACCAACGATGATGTAACAAGCTAATAGCCTGTTACTAGCCTGTTACAGAACATTCTATTCGTGACATGCTAATAGCCTGTTACTAGCCTGTTACAAAGGAAAAAACCAGTGATACCAACGTCTCGTCATCCCGTAACACTCTACCCTGTAGGTAGAGAGTGTTACGGAGATATGAACGTGACCAAAATATAGCTGGTGAAAAAGAAAATGAAAAATAAATGAGAAAAATAAAATAACAGGAATGGTGAGTAATGAAAGATAAAATTATTAATCTGATTGGGATACTATTATTAGTTGCTACATTATCGGCAGCAACAGTATATATTTACTTAGGTGATTTTACTCGAGCATCTTATTTTTTGATAGCATATACAGTTTTTGTTCTTAGTGAACGTTTAAAAGAAATCAATGATACTTTGAAATACGTTTGGTACTTCATTAGTTTAGGAGTGAAAAAAGATGATTGAATTCTTTATGCACATGATTCCACCCGAAACAACCCACCAGCAGAAAAAAGTCCATGTGGTGAAAAATAAGCCAGTGTTCTACGAACCTGATGATTTGAAAAAAGCACGTGAGAAATTAATGGCCCATCTTTCAAAATATAAACCAGAAAAGAAATTCAATGGTCCGGTCCGTATGGTCGTCAAATGGTGTTTTCCAATAACTGGCCAACATCTAGATGGTGAATACAAATATACGAAACCTGACCTAGATAATAGCAATAAGCTGCTGCAAGATTGTATGACAAGATTAGATTTCTGGAAAGATGATAGCTATGTGGTCAGTTTGATTACTGAAAAATTTTGGGCAGCTACTCCTGGTATATATGTGAGAATCGAGGAAATCGAATGAACTGGCAAGCCTTCTTTTCAGATTTAACCGAATGGATGAGGCGAGCAAACCAAGTTCTGCAACAATATCCCATCACTTCTGATCAGTATTGGGACTGGCTAGTAAAAACCACTGGTGAGCTTGGCAACAAATACAATAATCATCCATTGGTAGTTGAGATTTTAGGGACAATCATTGGTTACCAGGATAAGAATTATAAGAAATTAATGGGCAGGTGATCCGTCATTTTTGAGTGGGTAAATTCTATAGTAGCGATTGATCAAGAACTGTACAATCTAAAATTATGTTTACAACTTAATGAAAAAGAATTGGCTCGCTGGTCAAATTACGCAGATTCAGATGGAGATTTAGCCAAGCATCAGACATTTTTAACTTCATTAGAAAGGCAAGCAAGATTGAAAGGTGTGATATGGGATTTGAACCAGCGCATTGAAAAGTTAGAAAAAGAACGTGAGGAAATCGTCCAAATGGTAGATAAATTTCACGGATTGGACCAGCAAATCCTTAAACTGAAATATATTGAAGGACTCACTTTGGATGCAATAGCTAGTGAAATGGGATACTCCTATCAATATATTAAGAACAAACATGCTGAACTCATGAGAATGATCAGATTCAGTAAAAAAGTATAGTACGTACAGTACCATTACAGTACCGACACCTTGAAATATCCATGATATTCTATTAGTGTCAAAAAAATATTTATTTGATAAAAAAAGGGAAAAGTTTTCTACAGGAGTCAGACGGCAGTACAAAAAAATAAAAAAATCATTTCTTCGAATCTTTTTTCAACAGCTGTCGTCTGATTTTTACATAATGGATCATCTCAACGCGAGGTGATCTTTTTATTTTAAAAGAAGAGAGGTTTTTTAAAATGAATCACGAAGAATTTATCGGAAAATGTAAAGAATTAGTTGTTGAACATGAAAATAAAGGTCTGAATCCTGAAGAATATTTGATGACTAAAAAAGATGACGTGTTTGTTGTTTGGAGCTGTAAAACTTTACAAAATAGTAAAGCCATTTTATCTACAAAGTTAAAAGGAGCGCCGTTGTTTGAAATTACACTGAATGGCGATAAAGGCGAAATCTACGTAGATACTTATATCAAAGAATCAAATGAATGTATTAAAGTCTAGCACCTGCTAGGCTTTTTCTTTACATAGAAAGAAGGTGAGCGTTGAGTGACAGAAAGAAACAAATACAAGCCTACCGCTGCAGAAAAAAAGCTATTGGAGGTATTGATAAATCCCGATTATTTAGGGAAGTCAGTAACAACGATTTGTAAAGCTGCTGGGGTCAGTCGAAAGAAGTATTATGATGCTATGGGTAAAGAGGCATTTGTCGGATTGGTCAATGATACGACGATGGATCTGATCAAAGGAAAAGCTTCGGAAGTTCTCAATGCTACCTATAAATACGCTTTGACTGCTAAAGGGCACCAGGATAGAAAACTGATTTTAACAATTGCTGGAATATACACAGACAAAGTCGAACATTCCGGCTCATTAGATATTTCAAAAACAGCCAAAGAAATCGAGGACTTTTTCGGCGGTAGTGATTCGTCATGACGCCTGAAAAAAAGAAATATTTGAATATGATCCGCGCCAATCCCGTGAAGTTTGGGAACCTGGTAGGCTTTGTAGACTTAGTTGACATTCACAACGAGTGGCTCAAGTCTTTTTTATTTGCCGAAGAGGATCAGACACTACTAGCCCATCGTGGATCGTATAAGACGACGACGCTTGCTGTAGCTATCGCCTTCCTGATGGTCCTGTTTCCTAACAAGAACATCATCTTCTTGCGGAAGACTGACACCGACGTCGTGGAAATCATCCAGCAGGTTGGTAAGATCCTCATCAGTAAATATTTTCGAGTATTGGTCCAAGTACTTTATGGTGTGGATATTAAGCTGTTGAAGGAAACGACGACGGAGGTTGACACCAATCTTAAGACGTCGGCTAGAGGAACATCCCAGCTGTTGGGCATGGGGATATTTGCGTCTCTTACTGGTAAACACGCGGACATCGTTATCACCGATGACATCGTCAATATTAAAGATAGAATCAGCAAGGCGGAACGAGAACGAACAAAGCTGCAATACCAGGAACTGCAGAATGTGAAGAATCGTGGTGGCCGATTTATCAATACAGGGACGCCCTGGCATAAAGAGGATGCTATCGGGACGATGCCAAACGTCCAACGCTTTGACTGTTATCAAACAGGACTAATTACAAATGAACAAAGGAAGGCATTGCAGCAATCGATGATTCCTTCTTTGTTTGCAGCTAACTATGAACTGAAACATATTGCAGATGAAGATTCCTTGTTTGATTCGCCTAACTATACTGATCAAGTCAATCTTATTTATAACGGTGTGGCTCATATCGATGCGGCTTATGGCGGTGCGGACAGTACGGCGTTTACTATCTTCAAGGAACAGAAAGATGGCACAATCGTTGGTTATGGTAATAAATGGCAGAAACATGTGGATGATTGCCTGTCCGAAATAATCAATTTGCATCAACATTACAAAGCTGGTTCATTCCATGCCGAAACAAATGGCGATAAAGGATATTTAGCTAAGCATTTGGAAAAACGCGGTCAATTTGTTCATAAATACCACGAACAAACAAATAAATTTATTAAAATATCTACCTATTTGCGCAAGTATTGGAGTCAGATTGTTTGGCTAGATGATACTGATCCAGAATACATTGCCGAAATACTTGATTACACCGAGAACGCAGACCATGATGACGCACCAGATAGTGCAGCAAGTCTGATGCGTGAGATCAAGAACACGAACAAATGGCTATTTTAGAAAGGAGGCACTTCATTGCAGGCTTTATTAAGTGATAATCCACAAACAATTGCTGCAGCTTTGAAAAGTGCAATACAGAGTGATCGCAATTCAACGATGAAAAAGCATGCCAAAAAAGGTGTCCGATATTATCAACACGAAAATGACATCTTGAAAAATCGTATCTTCTACATCGACGATGAGGGCAATTACAAGGAGGACAAGTTTGCTTCGAACATTCGCATCCCGCATGGATTCTTTCCTGAAATCGTTGATCAGAAAGTACAATATTTGCTGGCTAACCCAGTCGAATATGAAACAGAAGACGAATCTTTAAAAGAGTACCTGAAAGAATACTATGATTCTGATTTTCAAGTAGTGCTGCAGGAATTAGTAGAGGGGGCCAGTCAGAAAGGCTTTGAGTATGTCTATGCTAGGACAAACGCAGAAGATCGCCTGTGCTTCCAAACTGCAGACAGCCTTCATGTCTTCGGAATCTACAATGATCAGAACGAATTACAGCGTATCTGTCGCTACTATCACACAGACATCGAGAAAGACGGCAAGAAAAAGAAAATCCATCATGCCGAAATCTGGACGGATAAGGACGTCTATTTCTTTGTATCAGAAGATGAGAAGGAATATCAGCTGAATCAATCCGAGAAGCTCAATCCTCGCCCTCATGTCCTAGCAATTGATAAAGAAACTGACAGGCTATTGCAACGCAGCTATGGCCAAATTCCTTTTTATCGTTTATCAAATAACAATAAAGAAACCACCGATTTGAAACCAATCAAAGCATTAATTGATGACTATGATTTGATGAATTGTTTCTTATCCAATAACCTGCAGGATTTTGCAGAGGCTATTTATGTGGTATCTGGCTTCCAAGGCGATGACTTATCTAAGCTGCGGCAGAATGTCAAAGCTAAGAAAGTTGTTGGTACTGGTAGCAATGGCGGACTAGACGTTAAAACTGTGACGATCCCTGTCGAAGGTCGTAAAACTAAAATGGAGATCGATAAAGAGAACATCTATAAATTTGGTATGGCGTTTGACTCTACCCAGGTAGGGGATGGAAACATTACGAATATTGTTATCAAGGCTCGATATACCCTGTTGAATATGAAGGCTAATAAAACAGAAGCACGGCTCCGAGCGATGCTGGAATGGATGAATAGGCTTGTTGTTGAAGACATCAATCGACGTTTTAACAAATCGTACGATCCTAAAGACGTCACATTTACATTTACCCGTGAGGTTATGGTCAATGAAAATGATTTAGTAACCAACGAGAAAACAGAAGCAGAAACAAAACAAACTATCATTAATTCAATTATGCAGGTTGCCCCTCGTCTGGACGATGAAACAGTTCTTAAAATGATCTGTGAACAATTTGATTTGGACTTTGAAGAAGTACAGGCTGCAATTGAAGAGGCCGAGTATACCCAAGGACTAACCAAGGGGACAGATGCGGCGGTGAATGCAGATGGATCAACTGAACAAGTGGAAACAGGAACTCAACCAACTGTCGGCAGCGAAGTACAAGGAGACGGACAGCCAGCTATTTAATACCTATAGAAAATCTTTGATCGACATAAAGAAACGTCTAAAACATTATACAGATAATGCTGCTGACCTTTCTTTTTCTACACGTCTAGAAGTTGAACGGCTCTTTCATGTAGCAAATGAGATTAATAATATCCTTTCGCAAAATCATTCGGCAATCGAGAATGTGATCAAGGGCTATTCAGCGGATCAAGCACAGCAGGGCTATTACGGGGTTTGGTATTCTATTGAACAATCGCAGAATATTGTCCTGCAGCTCCCGTTGATTAATCATGATTATATAATGAACTTGGTCAATGCTCCTGTAGCTGGTAAACGGCTTTCTAAGCGTCTTTATCAATACCGTGATAAATTAGCCGAGAACGTTACTCAAAGCATCATCACCGGGCTATTTGAAGGAAAGAGCTATGCCGAGATAGCAAGGCGTGTGAATGAAGAAACAGAAGCCAGTTACAAGCAAGCTTTACGAATTGCGAGGACAGAGGCGGGTCGT